CTAGCCATGCATTACATTGACAATGGAGAACCACAAAAGGCAATGCAGACGCTCGCCCTCAATTACGATCTATTAGGGACAATCCACGATCTATTGAGAGAAATACAAAAAACCGAACGATCATATTATTAAGGGAAAAACATGAAAGGCACAAACGCACCGACCAAGCCCGAATTTATCGGGCAAATTGTGAAATTCAAATCACCACACGCAAACGTCACTCTTTACGATATAGCGCAACTGAACCCAAGATATGGACACTTGGAATGGTGCGCTTTAAATGATCCAACAGAACAACAGAAAACAAACGCAAAGGAGCTTTAAACATGGACGAAAGAACGCAATTCATTAGAGAACAAAAAGAGACTGAAGAAATCGCCAACAACGCATTGGACGAGGCAGTCTATTACATTCAGAGAAAATTGGGCATTGAATCGGGGGATTTTGCGTCCCACTTTTTTAGCGATGGGCTCGTTTTAAAAGAGCTTATCCGATACATTGAAGAAGAAAAACAAGAAGTTTAAAAGACCACTTTTTCATTTTTTGAATCACGCTTGTGTTGTGCCAGTAATGGTGCAGCATGAAAAAACTCGTCCGTTCACCAGGACTGCTTTACTTTTTTTTTGGAGAAAAAAATGTTAATTGAAAATTCTAATAATTGGACTTCCAACCAAATATATCAGAGCTTTTACCCCTCTGATTCACAGTTGCCATTAGAGCTAATGGAGCACCTTTGCTCTGTTAATGATGTTCTTTTGACTGATAACGTCATTAACCTATTGCGCTCCGCTTATGCGGAAACAAAATACAGAGTCACGCTTGAGGGAGTCAGACTATGAAATACCCCGAAAGTATTTTAATAAATTTAGGCTTTAAATTCGAAAAGTGTTTGACAACAAACGATTCTCGGATTATTGCTAATGATATCCGAACTTTATTAAATGAATTGAGTCCCGAAGATCAAACGGAGGCTAGGAAATTAATAGAGGTCGGACGTAAAGAGGCTAGATTAAATTAACTACAAGGAGTGTAAAAATGGGATTCTTTTCTAAAACGTGCGCTAAAACGCATATGCCAATTGTCAGCAACTTGAGAGGCTATCCACGCTTTCACAACGTTGCAGCATTAAGACCAAATGGCGAAATCGTTAAAGGTGTTTACGATGGATATGGACGAGTCAATGATGTTGAATTAACTGATGATTGGGACGATGTTAAATTGGTTTTACTATCCAATTATGACAATGAAACATTCCATGATCTCGGAAAATCTAAAACTGAATTGGGTCAGGGATGGTTTATGGACGATCAATTTTTGCTTTTTTGCTCGCTCAAGGATAGCTTTAAATCTTACGCTGAATACAAAAAGTATTTTAAAAAATACGCTAACTGGCTTTGAAAGGATTGAAATGAAACATCTATATGTATTGGTCGAAGAGGTAGACGTAATCGCAGTATTCACAGACCGAAAAAAAGCGGAAGAGTACGCAAAGATTAACGGCTTGAGAAATTACTACATTCAACAAACACAATTAAAGGATTAAAAAATGATGCTCAACATTGGCGCTATCAGACGATGCCTAGAACTTTACAAGTATCACCTTTGCCATTGCAAGGATGAAGACGATATATATGGTGATGAAAACTACAATGAGGCTACCCGAACCCTCATGGAATTCGAGCTTATGCTCATTGAAAAGGTCAGACAAACGCATTCAGTAGACCAATTAAAAGCCCGAATAAAAGATATAAAAATAGCTGAGATCAGGGAAAAAATGAAAAGGAGCACATTCGAAAATGTAATGGGTGAACTATTGGAAGAGGGCTTTTTCCCTCTATCCGAAGAATGCGAAACCTATATGAGTGAGCAAGTCGGGTCTGCTGACATTGTGATACTGCCATGAGGTCGCAGCAACAAAGAGAAAATCAGGTCAAACAAGGGACAGATTTTCTCGCTTGTGTCACGCTTTGGCTACTAATTTATTTTGGTTTAATAGCTTTACAATCCCTTGCGAAAATTTGAACAACCCTAGGCGAAGATGATAATCATTTCCATCCTCGCCTTTTTTATCGCTTATCCAATAAGGCAAACCTGTTTGTACTGCTGCCTTCTCCCCTGTTTCGCTCTCATCGTTATCCGCTATTACGATTCCTGAGTCACACTTACTCGCTAACTTCATCAGATTGTTTGCTGAAAAACAAACGTGAATCCGATATCTAACCTTGTGGTTTTTCAAAGCTAGCCTCACGCTTAACGCAGTAGCGTAACCCTCGCAAAAAATATCCACTCCATGATTATCAATAATGAACTCAGCTTCACTACTCTTTTGTCCATATAGAAACTTCTTCTCTCCATTGACGTTAATCATTTGACAACCGACCAAATGCTCGCCAACACGCATTGGAATAATAAGCATTGGCCCATCTTGATGCTCGAAAACATAACCCGATTCACCCTCGAAACCTTTCTTTCTCAGGTATGGATGGTGTGCGAACGTGCAATTTTTAAGGATGTGTGCAGCCTTATCAGACGCTTGCTTTTGTAACTGCAAAATACGCTCTGATTCACGCTTAGCCATTTCCCGATACTTCACTTGATCCAAGTATGAAATTGAATCAGGCTTCCAAGTAATGATCTTGTCGTGAACTGCATGATTCTGAACGAACGCATGAGTACCCATGTACTTAACTGCCCCATTCTTTGACCTTGGATGATCCTCCGTTGGATACCTTTTCCATATGCCAATCGGAGGATATGAATCAATTAATATCCCTTGATCTCTACAAAAATCTATTAAATCCATTAACGTGCCTTCTTCATTTGTCTGATGTATCGTTTGATCCCTAGGTCAACAAACTTAACCACTTCTGCGCTTGGTGTAGCTTCTACACTAGCCAAACCCTTGGGCCACACGCCAAACTTTTCCCTGTAAACGTGTGCAGCCCTCCCATTACTCCACCCATGATGGTTGATAAAGTAATTCAACTGCGACCACCATGCCTGTTTATCCGCACGAGCTCCGAGGGTAGTCAACTCCTCCATCTCTCCAGGAACTGCTTCAACTTTGTTTTTGCGCTCCCTTACATGACCACAGTTGGAGCAAACGTCCATGTACCCAGGAAAATAAGCCTCACACTTTGGACAAGTAGCCTCTTTCTTTTCCTTCTCACTTGGCTCAGGTCTGGTNTTTTCTGCCCCATCGTCTAGCTCATCTACCCCTTCTGAATAAACCCTNTCCCACTCTTCCCTGAATCGCAGATAGTTACCCGAATGATCTAGCCACAAAGCAAAATCCTTCCCCTCGCAGCCACGCATTACCCTACCCATCTGCTGAATATGGCTTGATAAAGACTTTGAAAACGGACGAGCTGACACACCAATCCGTACGTCTGGAACATCGAAACCCTTGGTCAATATGTCTGTTGCGATCAGCCCATGTATCTCTGTATCAGGACGAGCAAAGTCTTCGATCACATCTTTCTTAAATTTATCATCATCTCTGTAAGATACGGAGATAAAGTTAAAGCCTTGCTCTGCAAAGCTGCGAGCTAAGTCTGTCCCATGCTCCACCCCTGAGCAGAACACAATCGTTTTAACTGGCTTGCCAAAAACTTCATGGGTTTTCTTGATCCACTCCCGAACAATGTCACCAGTAATGACTTTGCCCCTCTTTGTTGCCTCCTTTTGTGACCACTCGCCAGCAACTTTCTTAGCCCCTGTCATATCTATTTCTTTAGCAATGAACACTTTAAGAGGAACCAGAACACCCTGATCAACCAAATCTTTGGTGGTCACAGTACAAACAATGTTGTCATAAATGTTCCCCAATCCCTTGGTAAATGGCGTAGCAGTCAAACCAATTACCCTGATCTCAGGATTCTGCTTGATGAACTCGACTGTCTGCTCCCTAGTCTGATGGCATTCGTCAACGATCAATAGCTTTAACTCAGGAAACTCATTGCGTTTCTCTAAGGTTTGAGCAGAGCAGACTTGAATCAGCTCATATGGACGATAACGCCAATGCCCTGACTGTAGTACCCCATGCTCTATGGAATACTTCTCTAGTCTTTGGGAGGTTTGATCGCATAGAACGATGCGATCTAAGATCATTGCTGCACGATTACTCTTCTGCTTTGTTGCTTCAAGTAATGCAATGGCCATCTCTGTTTTGCCAGCCCCTGTTGGGGCATACAGTATTTGCGACTTGTTGCCTGATGCAAAGCCTTTACGCAAAGCATCAAGCGTGTTGACCTGATAAGGTCTTAACTCTAAACCCATTATGATTCTCCACTACCAACACTTATGCTCGTTGGCTTGAGCGTTCTTCTATTCTACTTCCTATCCATGACATGACGTTTACAGCCATGCTATTGCCCAATGCTTTGTATCTCAAACCATCAGGAGATTCAGACTTACCACGCCAAGGGATGTTGGTGTGATTGTCTGGAAAACCTTGCAACCTTTCGCATTCGACTGGAGTCAGCCTTCTAACCGCATTGGTTAAAACTGTACCAATTGATTCACTCGCTCCACCTACTGGGCTTTTGATGGTTTGATTCACATCACTAACCGAATAGTTATAGGTATCAAATGCTTTAGCTACAAAGGTTTGTGCATGATGGCTTTGAACTGATGGCCACAAAGCGCCTATCGCATTAGCCACTTCCAATTCAGTAGCACTAAAGGTGTTAGCTTTAGCATCTTCCCTGATTGAATATGCAACTAAGTCAGTAAACTCTTTGTGATCTCTTGCCGTCACCGTACTAGCCAATGGAGTATCCCCATATGAATCACTTCTCTGTCTGTTAAAAAAGTTAACCAATGGAACATTACCACCGCCAGTCCCCCATCTAGCAGACACCGTGCTGCATACATCACCCATCTCTTTGACCCTCGAATCATTGGGATGGTTTTCATAAACAGTTGGTATTAGTTTGCTTGATGTTCTGTTAAATCCGTCTGTTCCTGAGTCTTTGTAGTCTCGCGCTTGGAGTGGGCCACTAACGTCAATGCTTCCAAGAGCACTTTGGGTAGCTCCTTGCCTCTTTTCTCTGCTCGGCGGAGGATCCC